ACGTTTCAGCTCATTTTATGAAAGGTTCCATAGATATTATAGGTAGAAATAAACATCTTAATTTTACAATCATAAAAACCTCTAATATAGGTAATCTAAAAGAAAATGATTACATATCTATCAATATTCACACAAAATATGGTCAAATTAAATACGAAAATAGTAAAAAGTTTCAAATCAAATCCATCTATGATAAAATATTTATCATTCATGGTTACATCAATTTTAATAAATATAAAAATGATCTAATCTCTAAAGAATGGTGCCTCGCAAAAGATGACGTATCTCCTCAAGATATCTTCAATTTCCATAAAAAAGGTGGAAGTAAAGGAAGAGCAAAAGTAGCTAAATATTGTATCATGGATTGCGAACTTTGTATTCATCTTCTTCTTCTATTAGATCTAATTCCTAATAATATTGGTATGGCAAATGTATCATCAGTACCTCTTTCCTATATCTTTCTTCGGGGTCAAGGTATTAAAATCTTCTCTCTTGTTACAAAAAAATGCTCCGAATTAGATACTCGCATCCCAACACTCAAGAACTTTGGTGATTCTGAAAACCTTGATGATGGATTTGAAGGTGCGATTGTTCTTGAACCAGAACCAGGTATCTATCTTGATGATCCAGTATCTGTACTAGATTATGCGTCACTTTATCCAAATTCTATTATTGAAAAGAACCTCTCTCATGAAACTTATCTATGTTCAAAAAAGGATATTGTTGAAAATCCAAGTAAGTTTGAATGGATACAAAAGGTCCCTCATCATATAATCTCTTACGATGATTACATCTATCAAAAAAAAGGTAAAACTATTCATAAAATAAAAGCTGATACTCAAACAACATGCTATTTCGCAAAACCTAAAGAAAATAATATTGGTATTATTCCCACTATTCTAAGGACTCTTCTAGATGAAAGAAAAAAAACAAGATCTCTTATCAAAAAAACAGATAATGAAGATAAAAAGAAAGTTCTTGATGGTTTACAATTAGCATACAAAGTTACAGCAAATTCTGTTTATGGTCAAATGGGTGCGAAAACAAGCTCCATCTTCTTCAAAAAAATTGCGGCCTGTACTACCTCCATCGGAAGAGAAAGAATCTATGATGCGGAATCAGGTGTTAAAGAATGGGCAATAGAAAAAGGATTCAAACCTCCAGAAGTTGTTTACGGTGATACAGATTCTGTATTTGTTAAGTTCTCAAGAAAAAAGAAAAATGAAAATGGTGAATGGGAAACTCTTCAAGGAAAAGAAGCCCTACAATATTGTATTGATTGTGGTATCAAAGCAGGTGAATGGATCACTGAAAAGAAATTTAGAGCAAATGGTCCTCAAGATCTTGAATATGAAAAAACATTCTATCCTTTCATCCTTATCTCTAAAAAGAGGTATACTGGTGATAAATATGAATATTCTGCTCATAAATTAAAAGAAAGAACATCTATGGGTATTGTTATGAAAAGAAGGGATAATGCACCAATTGTAAAATATGTCTTTGGTAATGTAATTGAAATCATCATGAATCAAAGGAGCATTGATCTCGCAATGAAATGGTTAGAAGAAACCCTCGCGAAAATCAAAAATGGTAAAATGGATGATAGTATGTTCATTATATCTAAATCACTTAGTGCTTACTACAAAAATCCAGATGGTATCGCTCATAAAGTTCTTGCTGATAGAATGGCAGAAAGGAATCCTGGTAATAAACCAAAACCAAATGATAGAATCCCTTTCATGTATCAGGTTGTTGATGAAAGTCCTATTCCGAATGGAAACTATAAAAATGGAAAACCCAAGTTCAAAAAAAGAAAAATATTACAAGGGGATCGCGTTGAACATCCAGATTTTATCAAAGAAAAAAATATACCAATTGATTATTCATTCTATATCTCCAATCAAATTATGAATCCTGTAAAACAGGTACTTGATCTTGAAAAGGATGAGCATGTCACACAAGAACTATTTAATCCATTCATCTAATCATTTGTTCTTATTTTAATTTTTTTTTATCTGTGTTTATAAATATTTATAATATTATACTATTATAATAATGGGAGGAGGATTAATGCAACTTGTCGCATATGGATCTCAAGATATATATTTAACAGGTAACCCTCAAATCACATTTTTTAAAATCGTTTATAGAAGACATACCAATTTCTCCATGGAATGTATTCAACAAAGTATCAGTGGTATTGCGACTCTATCGGATACTTATACCACTTCTGCGACAGTTACCATCTCACGTAATGGTGATCTATTAAGTCAAATCTATGTTCGGTGTGACCAAGATAATACTTCAGGTATTAATGGAGATTATCTTGTTGAAGATGTTGAAATAGAAATTGGAGGACAAAGAATTGATAAACACTATCGCGAATGGAATCAAGTATGGACAGAACTCACGACTCCGGAATCAAAAATACAAGGTTTTAAATATATGTCAGGTGCTTTTTCAAATACCCTCGTAACTGGTTCCGAAACAAACCAACAATCTATTATGTATCCGTTACAATTTTGGTTCTGTCGCAATATTGGTCTCGCTTTACCATTAATTGCTCTCCAATATCATGAAGTTAAATTACAATTTACTTGGGGTAGCGGTGCTGCGGCTGATGGTATAAGTCGTTCGGGTCTTGCGGCCGTAACTCCCACGGTTGAAGTATGGGCTGATTATGTTTATCTTGATACTGATGAACGCAGAAGGTTTGCTCAGGTATCCCATGAATACCTTATTGAACAATTACAAATCCAAGAAGAAGGGACCTCAAGATCAACTATCAAACTAAACTTTGATCATGCTGTTAAAGAACTTATTTGGACTGTCCCAACCAGTACAACTGTAGCAAATACTATCTTAACTCAACAAATGAAATTAGAATTAAATGGTCATGATCGTTTCGCTTTCCAAGATAGAGAATACTTTCAACTTAAACAACCCTATGTTCATCATTCCGCAATTCCCGGTTACAATATCAAAGAAACTGAAAGGCCGCAATTATTAACAACTCCTGATCACGGAGGAACTTATCGGGTAATTTCTGCGACAACAGCCCCTGCTTCATTAGCAGATGGCGATTGTAGTGTTGGATTTAAATTAGGATCAACCACTACTAATTCAACTGTAACATCCGCAAGTGCGAATTATATGGTTCTAAAGACAAATGCGACATCCGCTATTTTTGATCCGAAAGTTGGTGATCATGTATTAGTTACTTACCTTGATGACGATACAGTTGCGGCAGCATCTACTCCGGGTGGTGTTCATACAAGAGTACTTTCTGTCTTATCTGTTTTTAAATCCGAAAATTCATTAGTTTCAAGTAAAACAATTCAAGAAATTCAATTTGATTCAAATATTTTAACAAACGGTGGAAATCAAGCAGGGAATATCACCGCAGAAACAGAAAAAGATAATGTTTCATTTGAAATTATAGCAAGGACTCAAGACCCTAAATCAAGGTGTTCTCAATTAAATAGAGATATATTTGTATTTTCATTTGCTTTAAATCCTGAAGAACATCAACCATCAGGAGCATGTAATTTTTCACGTATTGAATCTGCGAAATTTTTATTAAGTAGTGCTGGTACTATCAGTAATATATATGCTGTTAATTATAATGTTCTTAGAATCATGTCTGGTATGGGTGGATTGGCTTATGCGATATAATTTGTTTGAAAACCTTAATTTTTTTTTCTAAGTCTATGTTATAAAAACAATGGGAGGAGGATTAATGCAACTTGTCGCATACGGAGCTCAGGATATCTACCTTACGGGTAACCCACAAATCACATTTTTCAAAGTCGTGTATAGAAGACACACTAACTTCTCAATGGAAGCGATTAAGCAGACATTCAACGGATCAATTGGAACTTCTTCTTCAACCGTCACTGCGACTATTTCCCGCAATGGTGATTTAGTTAGCAACTTATGGCTGGATGTTAAGTTAAGAAGCACATCTATGACCGGAGGAACCGGAACTTACCTGAATTGGACCAATAACACTGGACACGCTTTTGTTAAAGAATGTGAAGTAGAAATTGGTGGTCAAAGAATTGACCGCCACTATTCACAGTGGTTAGATATCTGGAATGAATTAACTGATCATGAAGAATCTGAATGGGTTGGTCTTAATAAACACGCTGCGAAGAATGCTTATTTGAAATCTCAAAGCACTGTTTCAGCTGCAGGAGCTAATATGGATAATAAACAATTATATATTCCCCTTAAATTCTGGTTTTGTCGCAACCCTGGTCTCGCTTTACCTTTAATTGCGCTCCAATATCATGAAGTGAAAGTTAAATTAACAACAAGGGCGATTGATTCTCTTGTGAATGCTTCTGATAAGCTCGGCGTCACCGCTGGTGCCGCTCCGACAGTTAATTTATGGGCAGATTACATTTACTTAGACACAGATGAACGTCGTAGATTTGCACAAGTTTCACACGAATATTTAATTGAACAACTTCAAAGAGAAACAGGTGCAGCACCTACATCACAAAAACTCAATTTCAATCATCCTGTTAAAGAATTAATTTGGGTATTCCAACATGATACAGCTGCTGCGGAAATCGCGGCGACTACTGCTACTATTGATGCGACTTTAAATGTTGATGGAACAGTTACTGCAGAAGGGAATGATTATTTTTGTTATGCTAATGCTAATTCTAATACTGAAGTTATAAATGGAAAGTCACAAAGTGAAGGCTTCGGTGAAATGAAACTTCAACTTAATGGACATGATCGTTTTGCTGCCCGCGCGGCATCTTACTTTAGAACCTGTCAACCTATCCAAGCAGGTCACAAAGTTCCATCCAAGCACATTTACTGCTACTCTTTCGCCTTGAAGCCCGAAGAACACCAACCATCGGGAACTTGCAATTTCTCTCGTATTGATACTGCTAAAATGCTGTTCGAGAACACTACCCCAACCAATACGACACTCACCGTCTACGCTGTCAACTACAATGTCCTCCGTATCATGTCCGGTATGGGTGGTCTCGCATATTCCAATTAAATAATTAATTATGTTTTATAAAATGCTTTTCAAGATAAATTCTTTAAATTATTTATAATTTAAAAATTGTAAAAAATAAGTTATTAAAATTTTAAAGTTAATCAACATCTTCCATTTCTTCAATCTCAACAGATTCATCTAATTTTTTATCGTTTGACTGATCCGCCTTTTCTTCTTCAAATCTTTCATCTCTTTCTTGGAGTTGTTTTAATATTTCCGAAACATTGTGATAGGTTGTTCCAATTTCTTTTAATTCTTCATCTTTCCAACAACTTCGTTCTTTAGATACTTCAATAATTTGTTTCACATTCTTTAACATTTGAATAATAATCGGTGATTCAGAGTTAGATTCCATATTTTATTATCAATATGAAATATTTTTTAAATATATTTTTAGAAGAAGAAAAGTAATTACTAAGGTGTTAATTAGCAAATGTGGTCGCCGCGGTACCATTAGGGTCTATTGATGTAATTGTCCCTGATACATAATACATAGCATTAGTACCATCTGGATTACCTACATAGGTTAATGTTATTTGAGTACCCGCAGCACCCGCAACGTCGGTGCCGCTGCCACCATCAAGGACTATCTTATCCACACCTGCGGCACTAATATCTCCGACTAAATCAAGGTTATTAGTCACTGCTGTTGACGCACCACCTCTGGCGGTGGCGTCAGCCACGATGGCGGCGGCGGCGACAGATCTTAATTCACAAACCCCTACTATTTTATCGTCTGCTGCTGTTGTTATTGTGAATCCAGTCGCGTGCGTACTTGCTCTGACAACTACAAATGTAAAAAAATCACCAATATTTAGACCCGTTCCGGCTGCAGGTAATGTAATTGTTTCATTATTAGCCGCTACATCTCCCGCTGCGTCTACTGCTAAAAAATGAATACCATTTGGTGTAAGATCGGATCCGGCAGTAGTTTCACCTGCGCCTGTTGTTGTAATTAGTTGATATCCAGCAACTTTAAGTACATTCCCACCCTGCATAAGAGTTGAAGAGACCTCCAAATTTTGAAAATTTCCATCTTTTAAACATCCAACTTCCGCCATTTCTTTTTATAACATAGACTTAGAAAATAATTTTAAGTATTTTTATTTAATTCATCCAAAAACAATTTATTTTTAATTTACGTATTTTCCCAATTTTTTTTTCTAAGTATAAGGTATAAAAAACAATGGGAGGAGGATTAATGCAACTTGTCGCTTACGGAGCTCAGGATATCTACCTTACGGGTAACCCACAAATCACTTTCTTTAAGGTTGTCTACCGCAGACACACTAACTTCTCGATGGAAGCCATCGAACAGACGTGGAACGGATCCTCGGATGGAGCAACAGGTCGTTGTACTTCAACTGTTTCTCGCAATGGAGATTTAGTTCACAGAATGTATTTAGAAATTGAGGGTACTTCAAGCAGCGGAAATAATCCCGGAACATCGGGTATAGTTGATGTTGAATTAGAAATTGGTGGTCAAAAAATTGATAAACATACGGGATTATGGATGGAAGTGTGGTCTGAATTAACTGAACCAAACCCTACTTTTCACACAGGTGATCCTGATCCGTCACATAATGATGGAACTCTATTCCAAAATATGTCTGGCTCGGGGGGATGTGCTGCCTCTGGGGAGGCAGCCGCAAAATATTTTGTCCCCTTACAATTTTGGTTCTGTCGCAATCCGGGACTCGCCTTACCCCTTATTGCCCTTCAATATCATGAGGTTAAAGTTATCTTAAATCATCAATGGCAATCTGCTGGACCTTTTACGGCGGCAACATTCACGAATAAATTATTTTGTGATTATATCTACCTTGATACTGATGAACGCAGACGCTTTGCTCAGGTGTCACATGAATACCTTATTGAACAAGTACAAGAACAATCACTATCAGATCCAGATGGTTCCAATGATCTTAACTTTAATCACCCAGTTAAAGAATTAATTTGGACACGCTCTTCAAGTTCATCAGCATCAATGTTACCACGAGCAGTTGGTACAGGAACTTATCAACTAAAATTAAATGGACATGATCGTTTTGCTGCCCGCGATTACAGATATTTCACAAGAACTCAAGTATGGGAACACCATACCGGTTGTGGTGGCATTGCGGCAAGCTCAACCAAGGCATCCGGAGCATCAGTAGATTCAATTGCTGTTTATTCTTTCGCCCTTAAACCCGAAGAACACCAACCAAGTGGTACTTGTAATTTCTCCAGAATTGATAATGCCCAATTGGTTAATGTAGGGTCAGGAACAGCAGATACCATCTTCGCTGTCAACTACAACGTCTTAAGGATCATGTCTGGTATGGGTGGATTAGCATACTCTAACTAAATACCTTACCTTAAACTAAATAATTAATCTATTTTTCATAATTTTTTATCTAATTTTAAAGAATCTAAAAAAATTCTTTATGTCAAAAAACAAAATTTTTTTCTAAGTCTATGTTATAAAAACAATGGGAGGAGGATTAATGCAACTTGTCGCTTATGGCGCTCAGGATATCTACCTTACGGGTAACCCACAAATTACTTTCTTTAAGGTTGTTTACAGAAGACACACTAACTTCTCGATGGAATCAATTAGGCAGACCTTCAACGGTACCGCCGATTTCGGTAATGATGTTACAGCCACTATTTCAAGAAATGGTGATTTAGTCTACAGAATGTATTTGGAACACGATGCTGTATTTGATGACGAACCAGGTCAATCTGCCCACAATGTAGGGTTATGCGAAAGATACGGAGATTCATTAATTAAAGAATGTGAAATTGAAATCGGTGGTCAAAGAATTGATAAACATACTTCCATGTGGAATCGTGTTTATTCCGATTTAACCCAATTTAATCCAAGTGGTCATTTTGGTGGTACATATGGGGCCACCAACACTTCTGGAAATGGAACTTTATATCAATTGATGACTGGAAACGGTTTTGGTTTAATGACAGATACAGACGGTCCGGAATTCTCTAGTTCCGAAGCTACTGTAAATGGTTTTGATTATAGAGACTCTGGGAGCACGGCGGGGCGGATTACAGTTAATAAAATATTCTTGCCATTAAATTTTTGGTTTAATCGTAATCCAGGGCTTGCCTTACCTTTAATTGCCCTCCAATATCACGAAGTAAAAGTTAAAATGACTTTTGAAACGGTCCAAAACCTCCTCCGTAATGTCGCGGCCACCGGCACGAGTGGGATCATAAATAGAGCTGTCATAAATACTCAAGCCTCTACTAAAAACTTCGATTTATGGTGCGATTATATTTACCTTGATACTGATGAAAGACGCCGTTTTGCTCAGGTATCTCACGAATACCTTATTGAACAATTACAGTATTCAGATAATAGTGTTACAACTACATCTCCATCTATTGATCTTAACTTCAATCATCCGGTGAAAGAATTAATTTGGGCGACTCAAAATACAGGGACTATAGGTAGAAATGGAGCCGCTGGTACTTCTGCTGCAGGAACAAGTATTAATGACGCTACTGCTGGACCCGTCACAGTTGATACTATGGGTGGTAATTGGCAATTAAAACTTAATGGACATGATCGTTTTAAAGAAAGAGATTCTAAATATTTCACTAGAACTCAAGTATGGCAACACCATACTGGTTATGGTTCACTCCCAACACGGGGCACGGACGATGCAAGTGGTGACGGTGATATCGTCGCGGCGGAAGCATATGATGCCGCCCAAGTTGTTGGTGGCGATGGTATTGCGGTTTACTCATTTGCCCTTAAACCCGAAGAACACCAACCTTCCGGAACCTGTAATTTCTCTAGAATTGACAATGCTCAATTAGTAGGTACTTCTCTAACAATTGATTCTTGTGATTCTAATGGAACAGATACTGTAAATTCAACGACTAGTATTATGACCCTTACGATATTCGCCGTCAATTACAACGTCCTTCGTATCATGTCTGGTATGGGTGGTTTAGCTTACAGTAATTAAATAAAATAAGATAAACCAAAATAAAAAAATTAAATTAGTAAGAAATACAATTAATAAAGATTATCGATAACTTCTTCAATTTGAGTAACTCTCATTTTTCCATTTGCACAATCAGTTAATAAAATGACTAATTGTTCTAAGACTTCAACTTTTTCTGTCAAACTTTTTTCATTATATAAAGATTTCTCTAAAGTATAAGATTGAATATTTTTAAAATGATTGGAATCTGTCGTTACTTTTCTTTCTGCCCATAATTTAACTAATTCAGGCAATTTTTCAAGTTGATTTAATGTATCTTCATAATTTACATTAGCATCTACTGAAACATTTTTATTTTCCCAAGCAGTCAAGAAGTTTCTTTTCCCTGCTCTACCAGATCCAACCCAGTTTCCACAACATTCGCGTAAATAATCTAATTCAGCAATACGTTGTTTTAAGTCTTCAGTTAATTCTGATGCTTGTTCTTCTGGCTGTTCTTCAGGTTGCTCCTCTTCTTCTTCTTCTGGCTGTTCTT